AGCTGCCCTCTTGTATTGTTGTGTTTGTTGTAGGGGGGGTTATGATAGCCCATTTTCTTCTAATTTTTCTTCTACAAAGTTTTGTCCATCGCTCATTTGCGGCTCACGTCCTTCGGCACGTGTTTGCTCCGCTAGGGAGGTTCTGGTATCTGAGATTTTTTCTCTTATAAATCGGGCATATTCTATGCGCTCAATAGGGTCCATTCTACTAACGTCTGCGAATTCTTCGTCTTCTCCATAATATACTGGTGTGAATGTTGCTACTGATTGTCCTCTAGTGTATCGTTGTACTAGTTCTTGTAATGACAATGTCATATCTGGAACCGTTTGTGATGGTTCCATTGATGAGTTTACCTCCTGTTCTTCTTGTTTGACGATGTAAGTAATTGAGGACCTAAATTTTGTTACGCCCTTCACGGGCTCGTTTTTCGTGTGTGATAATTCTGTGTGATTTTCCACTTTCTTTGAGTTGCTCATATCCTTCTAATGTTTGATTTTTTGTATAATATTCTAATTGTTTCTGGTCTTCTATTTGTTTGAACTTTTGAGATAATATATCTGCTTGTTTTCTTCTTTCTGCTTCAGACCAAATTTTTTGTCTGAAGTAACGTGGTAGGCTGATTTTTTTACCGTCTTCCAATGTTATGAAATTTCTTTCAATATCCGCTCTATGATAGTTAATTATTTTTTCTGATAAGTAATTTAATCCTAATTTTTTACTCATTAAACTGAATTCTGGTATCCTATCATCGTTTTTATGCACTGGTATAATTTTTCCTTTGTTTATATATTTTGCTGTATAGGCTGCTGATGCTTCTGTTAATTCTCCTATATGTACTTCTCCTTTGTCCCATGCTTTGTGTATTAATTCTATGTCTGCATTAAATAGTATGATGTGATAATGAGGTCTAAAGGTTTTACTACCGTATTCTCCTGCCAAATAATACTTTAATGGTTCGTGATTTTTCGGATGTGCCTTTCTAAGTCTTTTAAAATAAAGTTGAATGTCTCGTTTATTGAGTGAAAGGAAACCCCGTGGTGTAATAGGAACGTGTCTGGTATCGTAAGTAAGAGTAATGAAATAAGAAGATATAGCATTTTTTGCGTGTGTTTTTAAACGAAATGTCCAGACGCTAGTGCGTCTGGACAAACACGCTGGACACTTTCCACAAGGTACCGGAACCTGCCGGTCGTTGCTGTAGATTGGGTAGCGCGGGTTATTAACATGAAATGGTGTATCACAAGGCATGCTAGAAGGTAGGCGTACCGTACTTCGGCATCTTTCTTATTGCCTTAATGTTATTAAATATATGACCATAAATGTTATCTACTTGAGGATCTTCTACTGCAAATATCCTTGTAGTCGGGTCACATTGTATAAATGCACCATTAAGATTTGGTTTTGCACTAAACTTACGTCCTAAATGCCAATAATCCAATGAAGTACGCATTTCTCCTGCAACTCTACTATTAAGAAATTTGTACTCGGCATATCTAGGTACATATCCAAAGGTTTCTCCTACTTGATTACCTTGAGCATAGATTTCTGAATTTTTCACTTCTTGTTCTCCAATATTTGCAAATGTAGGCCAGAAATAATCTAATCTGTCTAATTTTAATAAAGAACGGTGAACTCCTTGTTGATATGCTGTTTCTGGTGTTACTGAAATGAGTCCTAAAATCCATCCATGTTCTTCTACTCTGTAACTGAATTCATTTCCTCCAGATACTGAAATACCATGTCCTGCCATATTTCCAACTGGTAGGGTTGTTTCTGCTGTACTAAGTACTTCACTAATTACCATTTTACCTTTTGAACCACCTAAGTATTCTGGTCTTTGTAGTCTTGCGTCTGATGATTTTACCCCAAAATGGGCTAAAATACTCTCAATGTATCGAGTTCCACCTCTAGCGTTTCTTTCTAACCATTCTTGAAGTCTAAATGCTCTTCTTAGTGAATTAATATCTGCTGCTTCAGCTGTTCCATATAATTGACTAGAGTTGTCAATATCGTATCTACTTCCTGTTACTCCGCCGTCTCTTGGTTGACCTCCAAAATCGGTATATCTTGCGTCTGTTAAACTTTGTGCAGGTTGTCCATTACCAGTTCTAAAAACTGTGCCTCCTGCATTGTGGTCAAATCCAATTGTAACATCTCCTATAGGAATTGTTACAGCATCACCTTTTTGTGCCCATGGTAGGCAACTTGTAAAATAATCATGTTGCCATGCTCTACTTTTTACTGGTGAATTTGCAAATCCCCAAAAGGTAGAACCATTATTACCATCTGATAAAGTATCTGGCAATTCAGATTGTAAATTTTGGTCTCTATAATATTCGTTATAAATTTTATTATATGCTGCAATAGGGAAAGGTGAACATATTTGAGCGTTTGGATTTGGTACTCTTAAAGTGTTATCCACAACTTGTGTTGGAAATCCTAAGTAGTCTCCTAGTCCTTTAACTGCTAATCCATCATAATACATATATGGGGCTTGTACATCAAGATTTCCTGTAATCCATTGTTCCCAATTAGGCCATAATATTCTATTTGGCACAAAGAAGTAATGAGTTGTTACGTTTACCTTGTGCATTACTGGGGCAATTAGTGGAGCGAATCTAAGCATTGTTTCAGTGCCTATTTTTACTTTGTCCCCTGGAACACATTCCATTACACAGGTCGGATATAATCCTCCCATTTTAAACGACATTTTCACATCGTGTGAAAGGTCGAATACATTGCTACCTACTTTAGGTAGCTGAACCGAGTTGAATAAGTTTGCTTTTGCCATTATAGTCTAATGCCTCCTCGTTTAACTAAATAAGTGTTGTTTCTTCTACGGCCGTAGCCTTTTCTGCGGGATCTTCCGCCTCTTCTGTAGCGCATTTGTTTTGTTTGTTTAGGTTGTTAATATGAATTAAAGTGATTTGTAACAAAGAACATACTGAATCTAGTCTACTTAATGCTACTGCATCGTTCGATTCATTTTCTAAAACTCTTGAAATAATTTGATTAATCAAATCATTAACATCTTTTTTTATTTCTTCTGAAGTTTTTTTAAAAAATTTCATTTGGGCATCCACCATGACATTGTTGATTTTGTTGAGTTTTTAAATCCAGATTGGTTAAACCATCCTCCTGTTTTTTTTCCTAGGTCTTTCATAGACATTCCTCCTGTAAGACCTTCTATAAATTGAGCTAATGCTCTTGACCAAAGAGGGTCATTTTTATAAATACCTTGTTTAGCTAAATCTTCTTCAAATTCTTTTAGTCTATAATCCTGTTGAAGATTTTTAATTGTTTGGTTTATTTGTCCTCTTGCAGCGTTTGTATTCGCAGTTTCTGCTTTAATTTTTAATACATTTTCAACTGCTGCTTGTAAGGTAGGTGCTTGTAAAGCTGATTTTCTTTCATTTTCTGAAAGTGTATACTGAGTATTGGCTCTTGTTTGCTCGTTAGCTAATCTCGCTCCTTCAACTGAATATTGAAAGTTTGTTTGGGCCAATGCATTTGCTATTGATTGTCCTTTTGTACTTTCCGTAGCTGCTAAAGTTTGAGCAGCTTTTAGTATTGCTTCTTGTTGAATTGATGTATTTGCGGCCATTAAATTATCATATTGGGCCTGTTTTATTTTTGTATCAAAATATCCTTGTACTGCTCCTGAAATTGGAGCAAAGTCAGGAGTTCTAAATTGACCTCCTTGTACATCTGGTGTTGATATATTTCCTGCAGATTGAACGGCTCCGCCTTTATCATATACCATATTTGGATTTAATCCTGCAGATTTTAACCTCTGCATTTGTGCTTCTGGTGAATTATACTGGTTTTGCATGTCCCAGAATTTAATATTATCTGCTTTTGTTTTTTCGTACATCTCTCTAGAGAATGCACGAGATTTTTTGTTTTGTTTTCCTGTGGCGTATGCTTGGGCTCCGCCCGTTAGCGCACTGACGCCGGCTGTTATTGCTGCGGCTGTAGTTACTGGTTCCATTAACTTTTTTGTTTTTTGTGTTTATTTCCACCTGCGTTTTTTTACTCTCGCAAGCTTTCGTTTTTTACTTGGTGTCAATTAGCACTAATATATCAAGTAGTATTAGTGCTTGGCCTCCTCTTCGAAGGCCTTTTGCCATTGCGCTTTTGTTTTTTTGCCATAGCGCCAGGTATCGGGCAGCTTCACCGTATTACGGTAAAGCTGCCCTCTTGTATTGTTGTGTTTGTTGTAGGGGGGGTTATGATAGCCCATTTTCTTCTAATTTTTCTTCTACAAAGTTTTGTCCATCGCTCATTTGCGGCTCACGTCCTTCGGCACGTGT